TACAAAAGTTTGGTTACAATTCTTCTGTAGGATCATCATTTGAAACTATCTGGGACGGTGGTGGAGATTATACTTTTATTACATCTGCTGGAACTGCAACTGCAACATCATCTGATACAAGTTCAGACAATAATGGAACTGTAGAAATACAAGGTTTAAATTCCGATTTTGATCTAGCAACAGAAATATTAACTATTGGTGGTTCTGCATCTACAACATCTTTTATAAGAGTATTTAGAGCAAAAATGGTTAATGCCAACACAGGAAATGCAAATGTTGGAACAATAACAATAACTGTATCATCAACTAATGTAGCACAAATCCAACCTACTTATGGCCAAACGCTTATGTGTGTTTATTCCATACCTCGTAAGTTCCGAGCGTATCTCGTACAACTAGATGTAGGAAGTTCGAAAGATTTAGAAAATGAAATACTTTTAAGAATAAAGGAAATAGATAATGGCAATGCATGGAATACTAGATCATTTATAACTACAAGAGGTGGATTTTTAGAAAAAAATTTTCATGTTCCAGAAATAATAGAAGCTAAAACTGATATTGAATTAAGAGCAAAAGCAAGTGCTACTTCATCAATAAGTGGTGGATTTGAATTAATATTAGAGAAAGTTGACCAAAGCTAATGTCTAAAAGTCCCAAAACAACAGGCGAACATTTAATTGCTTTGTATGGACATTTAACAGGAGTCAAAAGAGAAATTAATATAATTAAAAATAATCATTTAAAACATATTCATCAAGACATTGACAAGATAGATCAAAAAATTGACACAATTACAAATTGGATAATTTATGGTCTAGGTGCGTTAGCAGTTGCACTGTTAGGTCAAGTCCTTTACTTCTTCTCTAATTAGTTGTAAAAGCATTTTTATATGCGCTATAAAAAAATTTTAGTCATAAGCGATATGCATGTGCCATATCATCATAAAGATAGTATAGAATTTTTAAAAGAAATAAAAAAAGAATACAAGCCAGATTTCATTGTTAATATAGGTGACTTACTAGACTTTCATGCAATCAGTATGCATACACATGACCCAGATTTATATTCTGCTGGACACGAATTAAGAGAAGCTAAAAAATATATAAAAGAATTAGAATCAATATTTCCAAACATGGTAGAAGTAGAAAGTAATCACTCTAGTTTAGTTTATAGACGAGCGCTCAAATATGGAATGAGTAAAGAATTTTTAAAAGACTATGGAGAATTTTTAGGTACAAAAAAATGGAAGTGGGTTGATGATTTAACATTAACAATGTCAAATGGCCAAAGATGTTTTTTTACACATGGAAGAAGTGCAGATATTTTAAAAGTATCACAAACAATGGGAATGTCAGCAGTACAAGGACACTATCATACTAAACTATTAATATCTTGGTGGGCTAATCCAGATAATTTATTCTTTGCTATGAATGTAGGTTGTCTCATAAATCAAAAAAGCATGGCTTTTAATTACGCAAAAAATTTTAAAACAAGGTTTATACTTGGGTGTGGTATTATTATTAATGGTTATCCACGATTACTACCAATGGTTCTTGACAATAAGGGTAATTGGATTAAAAAGCTGGTATGAGTTCTAATAAGCTAAAAAACACCCTTTTAAAGAGCCATAGAGCGTCGCAGAGCGATATTTCAGCATTTTCTGATCAAGTATCAGGCAATCACTATAAAAGGCTTAAAATTCAGCCTTTAGACTATTGTATGGAAAATCAATTTAATGCATGTCAAACTCATGCAATAAAATACATAACTAGATACAATCTAAAGTGGAAAGATAAAAAAGATCAAATAAAAGATTTAGAAAAAGCAAAGCATGTACTTGATATGCTTATAGAAAAAATTAAGGATTAATATGTGGTTAAGTATAGCATCAAAATTAGTGCCAGGAATTATTAAAACAGGAATGTCTATTGCTTCTAATAGAAGACGAGCAAAAGAATTTGAATCAGTTGCAGAAATGCGTCATGCAGAAAAAATGGCAAATGGTGAAGTAGAATACCAAAAAGCTGTAATGCAAAATAATCAACAGGGGTGGAAAGACGAATTTGTTTTAATTTTAGTTTCAGCGCCCGTAATGTTATTGATTTGGAGTATTTTTAGTGAAGACCCTGCAATTATGGAAAAGGTTGATAAATTTTTTGATCAGTTCAATAATATGCCTTTTTGGTATCAAGCATTATTTATTGGAGTAGTAAGTGCCATCTATGGTCTTAAAGGTGCTGACATCATAAAGAAAAAATAGTAATGTGTGTCTATGAAAGTAGACGCAGTAATTTTAAGTTTAGAAATGAACATTGAAGCACCAAGCAATCCGTTTGGAACTCATGTTGCGTTTAGATTTATAGATGTCTATCCATACTTTTATAAAACAAATAATATGTTAGCCGAGATTAGAAAAAGAGATGATGTGAAATTAATTGATTATGATATTAGTTACACGGGCATACATGAAGATACCGATATTTCAGATTTAGAAGTAACAAAACACTAAGGGCGATTTCTCGCCCCCAGTTTTACAAAAAAAGTGTTAATTTTTTATTGTTAATTTATCAATCGCTAATTGATTGATTGATTGTTGTTTTAAATTATCACAATACGAATGTCCATTTTTAGCTTCAATTTTTTTCAACTGATAGTAGGCTTTTTGTTTTCTAAAAAGTGCTTTGACTTTTTTATACCTCTCATCATTTGTAGCTTGAACTTTTGCTTGTGCAATAGAACAGTTATTATTGCTAACTTTTTCTGATATAACGAAATCAAGAACTTCTTGTACTTGATCTTTAACTTCATCATAATCATTTTCAGCATTAATAGAATGTTTATCAAGAGTATCTAAATACACCAATATCACATCTGGATTAAAATCCTTAGGTCTGTGTACGATATATTTAGGTAACTCTTTTTTTTCGTCAGACATTAATCACCAAGTTGGTGTTCGTATTCTTCTGGATTAAATTCAGTACCAGAACCTTGCGACCATTCTTGTTCAGATTGTGGCAACTGATCGTCCATTTCATTACGAGGTTGCTTAGGTTGATTAAACTGTGGATTAGTTTTTGTCTTATCGTAATAAGGAAATAACTTCCACCCATTTAAACGATTATCCCAAAAGCCTTTTAAGACTAGGTTTTGATTGTTTAGATTGATTTCTAAAATACAACCACTTTTTTTAGTAGATGTAATTTTAGCTGTTCCACCATTAGAACCATTACCAGAATTATTATAATTTTTTTTCTGATAATTATTATTGTTGTACTGTGTCTTATATTGTGACATCAGGTTCTCCTTTGTTATTGTTGTTTATATTCTTCCATAGCCAAACATATATTTCTAGCACCTATAAATGCGTCAAACATAGATTTGTTTAATGGAAGTTCTTTTATCTCAATCTTACCATCTTTTTTTGGCAATCTAATAATTAACCCTTTGGCAATTTTGAGACCTGTTTCTTCTTGATATGCATATTTATACGCATTTAATTGTAGCGCATAATCAAAAGATATATGGTTACTTGTTTTTATATCTGCTAAAACAAGATTGCCTTTTTTATCTTTTAATATCAAATCAAGAGTACCAGCATAATTGTATTTTTTAGAATAAATCTTTTTTTCTAATTCTACAACTTTATATTGCTGGGTATTCCACCAATCTATAAATAAATTCCAACAGTTATTGACTGCTGGGTCAGATTGATTAGGAATTTCTTTGCCTTTTAAAAAGTCCTCGATTAAACCATGAACAACAGTTCCAACAAGACCAGCATCTTTTTTGATCTCTTCTGTTTTATTCTTAGCTTTATCAATTATTCTTTCAAGACTTACTCTATCAAGTTGATGACCTTGATCTAACATACTGTTTATAGAGTTTTTAATTTCTCTAATAGGTGTGCTAACAAGCCAACCAACAAGTTGTGGTTTTGGAATACCGTTTCCGCATATTCCTGTAACACTTTCAACTTTTTTGTTATTCACATAATAAATATGTTTATCATCATCAAAGTTTAAAGTGATACCATTTTTAAGTTGATGTTTTATATACATCTATCCTCCTAGTTAAGACGTTCAAATAATTGCACAACATCATATTTAAAGTATTTTTGTAGTGCAAATAATTTAGATACATCTGTTTTTATACCTTTTTCAAATTTATATAAATCAAAAACTGAAGAAAAGTATAGTTTGTTATCTTCTACTACTGCATCAGCAGTAATATTTTTATCAAGTCTAATATGTTTAAACTTGAGTCCTATTATCTGATTAAAAAGTTTGGCATTAGGTTTTTTCTTAAAATCTTCAACCATACCTTTTAACATATAATCTGATTTAACTAATTTATTCATAAGTCCTTTCTAGTTAATCACAGAGTGCCCTCTGTTGGTTAAACAGTTCTTATAAACTTTACTGTAAGTGTATTCAGCTTTAGGTGATAACCAAAGTGTATATGCTCTAAAATAATAGTTCCATGCATATTTAGAACTTTCAATTAAAGCATTACTGTTTTCTTTTGCTAAATATTTACAGTGTTGCAAGTCATTAGTAATATCATCTGCTTTAGAATAATCAAATGTACCACTACGACCAGAAGTATCCACAACAGGTTTATACGAACAACTTGTTGCGAATAGTATTAAAAATAGATACCTCTTCACGTTTTTTTCTCCTTTCTGCCATATATTCATCTCTAGTCTTAGCTGGTGACTCATAAATATCCATTACTTCATCAAATAAAGGATTGTTGTCAGAGCAAGACCATTTTTTACTTTTAGATAAACGATTGATTGCTTCTATTCTTTTGTCTTTCCAACTCATATTATTACTCCAATGAGTAGCCCCAGCAAAAACGCTAGGACTACTTTTTTGTTAATTATAACAGCTTTACCAAATACAATCATATACTTACTTGCATTGGATTATTGGCAAAAACAATAAGACCACCAAGTTCTTGAAAAAATCTAGCCCTTGTATCTGATCTGTCTTCATCATTACCCATATTGGTAACAGCATTGGCAAAATCATATTTTGAAGTAGTAAATTCATCTCCAACATAATGATTTAATCTTTCAAATATTTGTGCTCTTTCAACATCTGAAACACCATGTTTTTTAGCAATTTGAATGATTTGATGTGAGTTAACAGTCTCTTTAGTTGATTTAACAAGACCTTGAAAACTCTCTTGCCATACATCATCTGAACCAATAAGATCAATTTGTTTTTGCATCTTATCAATTATCGTGATGTATTGATCGTCATTAGTAGGGTCAATTACAATCTTACCAACATGTTTTGAATAAAATTTATTCAAATATCTTGGTGCAACCATACCATTGGTACAAACCAATCTATAAATAAATGGTTGAATAATAAGACTACCAGAACCAATCTCACTATTTGTAATTGTTACACCACTTTGTACGACATCACCTTTTTTAACTTCACCCTCTATCTTAGGATTAACAGCTGTAATATTTAATGTATCTCTATCATAATTCACATATTTAATATCAAGCCCTAAATCCATTAGTCTATTTAAAGAGTGATTTGCAACAACATCATTATCTATTCTTTTGTATCTATTAGAACATAATGCTCTTGCTTCATTTATTGGCGACATATCATAAGTTCTAAGCATTAATTCTTTATCTTTAGAATTATTTACCCAGAAATTAAGATTATGTGCAACAAGTTCTTGTGAAATAGGTAAACATTTTTTTAAATATTGTGTACCAATTTCTAGTTTATTACACATTTGCCCAAGCGAATGATCAGTTAAGATATAGTCTCTATCTGGTAAATGATCGATAGTTATACTTGGATAAGTATAATTGTTTGTTTCTACTCTTATGCTTTTTAAATCAATGATGTAATCTCTTTTGTTGTTTCTATCATCATTAATACGAGTTAGCATTTCTCGTGCGTCTTGACCTTTTTTCATATTATTTTCCTTTCTAGAAAATTGATGTGGCTGACATCATCAGTACCAACCAACCACGGTTGATAGAGGGGGAAAATCCCCCTTTCGTCTTATTAAATTTTATTATTAAAATAATTATCCCAAAATTCTTCATCATCTTTTTCTCTAGCTTTTACAGTTGCATCTCTAACTGTTTTTGAAATAAGATCACAATTATAAAAGTCATTTAGCATTTCTTCAAAAGGATAATGTTTAAGTCCATCTCGTTTTGCTACATTCCATCTAACTAAATTATTTTCAATAAAAACACGATTGTAATTATCAAAAACTTCTTTTATTGTTTTGTTTGCTTCAAGTTTCATTTTTCCTCCTAGTTATTTTTACCAATTATTGAACCGTCATGTAATTGACTGCCAATTCTTTGTTTTGATTGAATTGAAAATGTATAATTAAAATAATTAACACTTTTGCCAACATTTAAATCCCAAATAGTATCTGCCATATTTAAGTGAATAAATGGGTGTATGTCTCTAAAGTCGTCATGTTTTTTAATATAAGAAACCAAATCACTTTTATTTGCAAATGATTTAGTAATTCTATCAGTATCAACAGTTATATTTATTCTTCTCATTTTTACTCTTAGTTATAATTAAAGGTGACTGCCTCATCAGTATCTACTCATCACAATAGATAGACAATAAATTGTTTCGGCAAATTATCTACATTGTAGGTCTTAACGCACACTCTGTGAGGTTCCCCTTGGATTAACGAACAACTTTTTGAAAAAAAGATACGAGGGTTAAACTTAGAATTACCGCCCAAGGCTCTGAATTGGTTTTTATGCGTTTATAGAAGAGTACCAATTAAACATATTCTAGTTATTAAAAGTTTATATTGTGAGCTAATAATGTAAATAATTAAAAAACCAATAAAAATGAGGGTTTTTGATAAAAAATATTAAAAAAAGTCAATTTTTATACAAATCTAAAGTTGATTTTTAAATTATAAAATAAACTAGACTATGACTAAAAAATTGGGTATTAAAAAAATCGAGGGACAGTCATCACTTTTTTTTCTCCCTCCCTTTCTAGTTATAAACGAGGGCAGTTTACCAATTTCTGCCCTCAAAACTCACAGGAAAATATATGTCAATAAATGTAAAAGTAGCACAACTGCTTTATGCAATTCGTGTATCAAATAAAAAAACACAAATGAAAGTTGGTCAATCAATGAATGTAACTTTTCAACAAGTTCAAAAGTACGAAAAGATGATTAACTTAATTCCAATAACTAAATTAGAAAAATTTTGTAGTTATTTTAAAATTACAATAAGTGATTTTTTTAATTTAGATGCTTATTCTATAATTGATAGTGGTAATTTAACAGAGGGTCAAAAATTAAAACATCATAATCAACTATCAGAATTAGAAATGTTAAACTTACTAGAAAGGAAAGCAAATGATAAAGGTGGAAGTAAAGAAGATATGGCTGGGGAAAGTATCAGTCAGAGAGCACATATATAAAAAAGCTCTAAGAAAAAAAGAGTCATTAGGTATTACACATGGTAAAGAATATATGTTTATACCTTATGATAAATTAAAATCTGCAAGAATATATACTGATCAGTATTTTAAAAGCAAATTTAATGATAAGATGTACAGACTTGTAG